TCTTGCTCTTGTATCAGACTCAGCTTTTAAGTACCATAAGTAACCAGAAGCTCCGCCTTCAGAAGCGATTTCTACCCAACCAATACGAGACGCATCTGATCCAGATACTTCGTAGTAATCTTTCATGATTATAGGCTTGTTAGAAAAAGATTTAAACTGTGGTTCGTTAGCTTGACGAGAATCGTTACCATTGTAGTTGTCGCCTTTTTTAAATTCAGAACCATAAACCAATAAAGTTGCAGAGTCGCCAGATCCAGCAGCTAAGCCAGCGTTAGCAAAAGTAGCTGTTGTATTTCCAGCATCATATAGTGCAACACTAATTTGATCATTAGAAACAGCTGTTACGATACCACGTGCTGTAGCGCTTTCATCAGCGATTAACACCATGTCATTAACTCTTACACCGTGATCGATAGCTGAAGTACCAACAGCGTTGCCGTCAATATCAGTGTCGATTTCAAAAGTACCACCCTCTTCGTTACTGTTACCAGTTTGTTGAGTTGCGTTTGCAATGTGTCCTTTATAAGATAAATGTAATCTTGATTGCTCAGACCAAACAACTTGATCAGCAGTCATAGATTCTTCTGCGCCAACTTGAGATAAAAAGCCAGAAATTGTACGAGGTCCAAAAACCTCAGCTTCTTGCTCCATCAAATCTGGCACGTATTGTTGAGCCCAACCTTCTCCGGTTGTTCCCGCTAAATCTAAATAGTTTGTAGCCAAAGTCTGCTTAGTAGCAGAAGGCACACTATTCAAATTACTTCCTGCAGTAATAGCCATAATTGTAATTTTTAAATGTTAAATAAATTATTTTCTTTTCTTAAACTTAAACTTAGCTCCAGAAGACTCGTTTTTTAATACTCTTACTTTTATATCACTATCGTTAACATTTTGTATTGTTTGACGAGGCGACATATCAACATTTTTAGATTTAGCTACACTATCCTTGATAGCATCTGCTTTTCCTTGTTCATAAAAATGTTTAGCAATAGCGTCAGCGTTCATAGCCGTGTAAAGTGATTTATGATAACCTGCAGCATCATCCATTGTACCTTGTTCATTCAAAAACTTTTTGATAAAGTTGTTAATGTCTGTCTGTGCACTTTTCACTTTGTCAGCATTTTTAACATTTACTCTGTAATTTTTATCTCCGACATTATATTCAAAACCTTTGAAATTGTCGTTGAAAACTTTGTTAGTCTTCTGCATAAATACATCAGTAGCTGTTCTTCGCTTTTTGTTACTTTCTTCTGACTCTTTGTTATATCTGTTGAAAAAATTAACAGCCTTTTGTTGTTCTTCTGTAAGTTTACTTCCAGCTTTAATTTCTTCGTAATACTTAGACTTTTGCCTGTCTAAATAGGCTTTAGCCTCAGCAACTTGCTCTTTTAAGGCTATTTTCTTTTTTCTTATTTCTTTCTCATCATCTGCATCTTGATCATAATTAAAACTTTCGTCCATTAAGAAAGCTCTTTCTTCAGCATCTAGATGAGGTTTTGTTATTTTGTAATATTCTTGTAAAACAGTCAAGTTATCCATGTCAGAATAATCTTGATTTAATTTTACATAATCTTCTAAACTACCACCAGTTTCATCCATAAAGTCAACTAACTTTTGAATATTTTCTGGTAAAGGTTTACCTGTTTCTTGAGCTTCAGCTATAGCTTCCTCTGCTTCCTCAACTAACTCTTCAACTTGCTCTTCAACTTGTTGATCAGATACTTCTTCTATTACTGGTATCTCTTCTTGTACTTCTCCTTGCGGTTGTACTTCTTCTTGTTCTTGTGTGGATTCGGAACCTTCATCGCTTCCAACCACTCTTGTGTTGTCAGCTTCGCTTGCTGTAGTTTCTTCTGGTTTTTCATCTTCTACTGGTTTATCTAAATTTACTTTAACAATACTAGGATCATCAGCACTTTCAAACATGCTTAAATCTTCTTCTTGTTTTGTTTCTTCGGCTTGTTGAACTTCTTCAATGCCTTCTAGTTTTTCTTCTTCCATAATATATAATATAAAAAATTAGTGTTTACTTAGGTTCAAAAGCACCTAAATTAAATCCACCTCCGATTATATCATTACCTGCAGATTCAAAGTTTTTAGGTGAACCACCTGATTTTCTTTGATCTATAAGCTCAGATTGTTGAGATGCTTGTATTCTTGTTCTTTCGTCTTTACGATCTTCTTTTTTTGACTCTCTTGATTTAAGTCCTTCAACTTCCATATTTTTTAGCTGCATATTATATTGAAACTCTCTTTCCATTAACATTAGCTTTGCTTCTACTTCACCAGCTCTTTCAACTTGTTTTAACTTTGATTTAACCATTTCTAGCTCAGAGTTTACGGCTACCAATGATTGTTGTTTTTGAACTTCTGCTTGAGCAGCTACTTGTTGCGCTTGAGCGTTAGCTTGAGCTTGAGCAGCTATATTTTGTTGTTGAATTAATTGATCTCTTTTTAATTTTTGTTCTCTTCTAACTTTTAATAGTTTGTTAGCGAGCTTTATATTTTTAATATCTCTAATGTCAATAGCATCTTCAAGATCAATATTGCCAGCTGCTATAGACTGTTGAATATTATTTTCAAGCTTCATTTTTTCTTCTTCATCTGGTGCTAAATTAATGAATATACCAAAATCATGTAAGTGTAATTCTGACATTTCATCTAGCAATGCTACGTTATGAGAACCTATAGCATGTATAAAAGCATCAGCTGTTGGAGAATATTCTAGTATATCAGATATTCTAAGTGATAATGCTTCTGCTACTTCAGTAGTTAAATATAAACCACCTTGCAATATATGTCTTGTTGCTGTATTGCTGTTTGCAGCAGCGAGTTTTTGTACGCCCACTAAAGCATTTTTATCAGGTAGTGATCCATCTCTAGCTTCATTAAGTCCGGTAACATCACGAATCATTTGTAAGTAATAATTGTAATTTGTAATTAAAGCTTGTATTTTATTACCACCACTACCGCTAGTTATTTCTTGTATAGGTACTTTACCAGGATTTAAATCACCTTCTTGTGTTAGCGATCTACCAATAACAGAACCTGTTTGAAAAAACATATTTAAAGCCTCTTGTGGATTATAGTTAGTTCCATTACCAAGATCAACTTCAGCTAAACCATCAGCATCAAGATAAACACCATCTGGCACCATACGTGACATTACTTGTTGTAGCTTTAAATGTGTTAATTGAATCATATCAGCAAAACCAGTTATACGTCTTACTAATGAATCAATTTTACCTCTATATATTCTAGGTGCTACTAAGCTGTAATTCATTTTAACTTTAGTATAATCACTTTTAGGACGTAACATATTTTTACATAACTCCCATCTAAGTAATTTTTCAGTACCTAATATAAATGCGCCATCGTATAAAACTTCAATAGCTCTTTCAAGTCTGCCAAAATCGCCCTGCATGTCTGAAGGAGGATTAAAAGTATCATCTTTTTGTATTACTTTTTGATAACCTGAAGATGTTTGTTTTAACTTATAAACATCGTTCATGTATGTTTTGTAATTAAAGTAAAGAACTTGTATAGTATTATTATCGTAATCTTTATAAATAGGATTATAAGATTTTAAATAAGCTTGACTTTTTTTTGTTATATCTTCAATTTCGTCTTGCGTTAGATATGGAAATTGCTTTACAAGCTCGTTAATAGGTATAGTTTTTACTTCTCCTATATAATATATATCTTCAAAATAAGGAGACTCAGAGTGTGAATAAACAATGTTAGCTGGATCAACATAATCTATTGTAACGCCTTCTGAAGTATTAAAAGAAGTTTTAACACAACCAATACCTAAAACCGTTAGATCATAAAAAAATCTTTTCTTAATTAATTCGTATTGATTACCTTCCATTAAAACGCTTATAGCTTGCTCTTCAGCTATTTCAACAGCTTGCTTATAACTTAGCTTCATGTGAAGATCTAATTCTTCAGAATTTTGAGGAAGATCGTTTTGATCAGTATTAAAAACGTTTAATCCAAAGTTTTCCTTAACATATTCGTTAATATCTTTTTGCTCCATATCCATAATAAGATTTTCAAGATATTGAGTTCTTTTTTCTACACCGTATGGATCTTGCGCATAAACATTAATATCATAAGTTCTTTCAGCTATACCATTAACTACAATATCAACAAACTTAGGAATAATTGGAACAGGTTTCCAGTCTAAATTTAAATAAGATAAATCACCATTTATAGATAATTCATCTTTATATTTTTGAACAGATTGTTCGCCTCGAGCATATAATCTTAATCTATGAAACTCATGTTGATTTCTACTATATCTAGCGTTACCACCGATATAAGCATTACCACTACTATTTAAACCTCCATTAAACCACTCTTGTTGAATAGCTTTTGCTATTTTTAAACCATAGTCGTAGCTTATTTTTTCTAGATCGCTAACGGCTTGACTTGGAAAATAATTATTATTCATATTAATTTTTAATTAATTTTGATAATGCTCCTTTATTATCATATTTAGCAAAACTTAAATTTAATGATTTTCTTTCTACTTTAGGATTAGGTCTATATAAATGTCTATTACAAGCCATTATAGCTAATCCAGAACTTATTGATGCATCAAACTTAGTTCTTTTATTTATATCAAATTTTGCCCAGTCTAAAAGTGTTTCATTAAAATATATATTACCATAAACACCATCACCCAAACTTCCAACATGAGCTTGTATGTACATTTCAATAGCTGCTGCATGAGCTTGCTTTATATCTTCACTAGAGTTTGGTATGCCACCAATCTCTTTTTCTGCAACAGATAGTTTGTTCCATACTTTATCTGGTCTGTTCATACTAAAACCTCTATAACCTCTACGCTTCAAATAGTATAATAATCTTGGTTTATTATTTTCTGCAAGCAGTGGCATACCATAAAATACTAATGACATCAATACATCTTCAAAAAATATTTCAGCGGTTTGTGGTCTAGCAATATATTCTAAAAAGAAATGGTTTGGTGGAGCATTTTCCATAGAAAACTTTGTTAATCCATGAAGTGATCCTTTTGATCCACGGCCGTCCACAGTACCACTAATATCATAACTATCACAGCCAAACGCACCAATATGCTCATTACCTGGATATTTAATTCCATTTTTTGTTATAACTTTATTTTGTAAGTTAATTGATGGTACCCAACTAACTTTAAATCTACCTTTTGGATCAGGATAAAAAATTACATTAGTATCTTTTATACCGTTTACCCATTGAAAGTTACCTACGCTTACAGTAGCGTCGTTTCTAACACCTTCGTTATAATCTATTTGTTCGTATATTTTAACTAAATTAAATATACTATTTTTTGTTTCATCTCTAAATGCGTGTTCTTCAGTTCTTGGAAACTGCCTGTAGAACTCATTTAACGCATCTTGATCATCTTTTAATCCATCAGCTTCGTTTTGCCAGTGATTAATAACACCAATATCTATTAGTTCACCGTCGGGTCCATTACACTCTCGTGTTGGGGTATCGAAAACTGGTCGTCCAAACTCATCAATAAAACCTTCATAGTTCCATTCCATTGGGATAAACAGAGAATATAAACCAGAGCGTGTTTGACCATTTCTATTTCTTTTTGTGACATCGCTGTCATTATACAATTTTTTAAAATTATCACCACCTTTATCTAAAGCGTTTGATGTTGATCCCATCATACACTTACCTATAATTCTACTACCTAATCTTAAACAGGTTTTAGTAACTCTCCAGTTGTTTAATATATTATCAGGTCTTTCCCACTTACCACTTTCATCGTGTACTAGCAAGTTAAGCTTTTCTCCATCGTAGCTGTTGTCACCAGTATTTTTCCAATCAATAGTAGTGTCAAGTCCAACCAACTCTTCTTGCTTTTCGTTGACAGTAATTTTTCTACGCGTAAACTTACTTGCAGGAACCCTATAAGCAAGCTCAGACTTAGGTCTGTCCATACCATCTTGAATGGGTTTGAAGAAGAAAGGATAGTTAATAGATATTGGTACAACCTTATCGGTAAACATTTTCTTTGCATCAGCTCCACTTTTTGATAGTATTCCATATCTAGAGTCACTCGATATAGTTGCTAAATTAACTGTTTCAGCGCTAGACATAAAAGAAAAACCACTACGTCTGTTTTTTAAATAACACATACCGTAGCATCTTTTATCAGCTTTACAAGCTTCCCAAAATATAAAGAACAACCTGTTGGCTTCTCTAAAATCTGGAGCGCCAACATCTATTTTACTCCATTGTAAATACATGTAATGACTACCTGTTATATATGTAGGTTCGCCATCGTTCATAAACCAAAAGCCTTCATCTCTACGTTTAAACTCTTCGTCTATAAAATCGTACCACTTATCTTTGCTTTCTTCTGGATAGTTTCTCCAGTCGAATATATTTTTAAGTTTACTTAACTCTTTAGGGTACTTTATTTTTTGCCATTTATTTAATTTGCTTTCGTGCAACTGCAGTGGCAGCAGTGGCAAAGCAATGCGCAAACCTTGGATCTCAAGTATGTTACCAATTTTTCCAGTTTTGCTGATAACCACAATATCATGTTCTTTATTGTATCCATATTCCCATTTACATTTTTTGTTAAGTCGACTTATTGTTGTCTTCTTAACTGGTTCAACTATTTTATATAAACTTTGTTCGTACATTATTTTGATCTGCCTTCCGCGAAGCCTTTAAATACTCTTTCTTTTTTTTCTTCAGGTGTCTTTCCTTCCAGAATATTCTCTTCTTCTTGTATGCGGTTGAGTATTTCAAATGCATCAAATATTGCTAACTTTTTAGTAGCTGCAGCATTTTTTAACCTATCAGCAGAAACATCATCATCAGTATTAGTAATGATTTTTTCTTTAGCTACGTTAATTAACTCTTCAACTGCTCTGTGCCCAGCTTGGATTATAAGTTTCTTCGTTTCCTTGATATTCATATTTAATTGTAATAAATTTATCATACACTCTATATAGTCTTACTCCATCTATAACAAACTCATATTTAGAAAAAGGAGTAAATCCAACTATATCACCAACATTAAAATCTGAATTAGTATATTTAATTATACCTTTAGTCTTGTGTTCACTTTCTTTATTCCAATTATCTAAGTTTTTTAAAGGCTGAACAAAACTAAAACCTTTTAAAGGCTTCCAATTATTATTTTGATTGTATAAATATATTTGATCTTTTGATACTATATACTTATCTTCACTAAACCAAGCTTTACTATTTTTTTCAACACCTCTAACATCATGCCATCTTCTAAAAACATTATGATGAACAATTATTTTATCACCTGGCTTAACATCTGTTTCTATTAACAATGGGCAACTAATAACAACAGCTTCACGGTTTATATATTCATGATTGTATATTTCCGTATTAAGTATTAATTCTTTATTGCCAACTTTTTTAACATTATTATATCTTTTACCTAATGGTGATATAACAAAATTATATAAGCTTTTCATTAATATTCTAAATTATATTCTACTGAAATAGCCATATTCTTGTTGAAGTCTTTCCAAGGTATAACATTTTTGTTTTTTCTAATATATATAGAAAACTTATCGTCTTCTTCTATAATATCACAAATAGTATGCCCTCCATATACTTCTTGTCCTACAGAATAATGCATAGAGTCTATTTTATAATCTTTGCCTATCGTAATTTTACGAATTAGCTTCATCGTTTGTTCCATTATCATTATATTTAATTTCACCAGTAACGACATCAATATTTTCTGTGCCGTACGTTTTCTTAAACTCATCACCTAAATCTGATAAAGTTTTTTTAAGATTAGCATACATGTGAAGTATCTCGTGCTTTTCTTGTTCTAACCTGCCAAGAGTATAACTAATTTCAGTCATTTTTTTAGTTATATCTCTAGCTGTTTGTAATTCTTCTTTTGTAATTTTTTCTGGTCTAAGGTCTTTTACCTTAGGCGTTTTTCTTTTTGCCATGATTTTATTTAATTAAATTAATATTAGTCTAAAGGACCTGTAAGAGAATCTGGCATAGAATCTTTACATTTATCCTTTTGATCTTGCATTAAGTTGTTGTAGTATGCGTCTGGTACACACACTAAATATTCTGAACCTGAAACTAACAAAACCTCAGCAGTTGTTAGAGTTCCATTTTTAGGATATTCAAAATAAGTATCCATATTACTTAATAGAGTATCACATTCGCCTTTTGTTGAATAATAAAATTTACTCATTATAATCCGTTTCTTGTTAAAATATCATTTCTAACGTTAGTTAAATTGTCACCACTTAGCTCTTTGCTAAACAAAACAAATTCAAAAACGTGACCGTTTATATTTGTAGAATTATTTCTTTGCGTAAATAATTGATCAATAGCAAAACTATTAGTTGTAGTAGAAGAACTACTACCACTAGCTGGAGTCTCATTAAGAAGCTCGCCGTTATTTCTAAAAACTACTATTTCATTATCTTCAGTTCTAGCTACTTCATACATAAACTTTGTATCAGCACTTAAAGTTTTTCCACTAGTATAATCGAATATAACAGTTTCAGCGCCATTTCTACACTTGTGTCTGTAGCCATTATCGTCTGTCATTCTAATGAAGTTTCCAGAGTTGTCAGATTTTCCAATCAAAGTTTGATTAGTAAGACTGTCAAGATCTAAAACAACAAATAGATGAAAACGATCTAGCGTTAGTGATGATGTTAAATCAAACCTATCATCACTTCCGTCAAGTAAAGCACCACCGCCGTCAGCTTGTGGTTGAAAGCTAGCCGTAGTTTGAACCGCGTGATTATTATTTCCAGACTCATCGTTCCACTGTGCTATATTACCACTGTTTAAAGTCTGTGTGCCTGCGTTTTTCAGCCAAACCGCTAAATCAGCTACACTTGCTATATTAAACGCATCTTCCAAAGCCGCCCCACTTGTTATGCTATTACCTAGTCCTAACATTATATACCTACGTAAGCTATAACTCTACCGGAAGCTAGTTTAAAACCTGTCCATCTACCGTATATAGTAACACCTTTTGGAAAAGTTTCAGAATCTACAACTGAGCCTCCATCAGCGTCAATATCTGTACTAGTTCCATCTGAGCTTGGAAAATTTTGCGCGTCTGCAGGAGTTAAACCAGCAGAATCACTAGCAAAAACTGTATCTTCTAAAAACGTTATTGCTACAAAAACTTTTGTTATTCTATTTGTATTACTAGCAGGTGTAAGATCAGTATCATTACCACCAATTAGTGTTACTGCGTTAGTACCAGCCACGTGTATACTACCTAGCTGACCAAATGCATAATCTGTTGGATCTTTAAATGCCATTTTATTTTTCTTTTAATTGTTCATTTTTCTTAGAACTTCCTCCGAAGAAGAAGTCAATAATTGTATTAACTTTAGCGCTCATTGCACCAAATATTGTGGAGATAAAACTTATTTCAAACTCTCCTAAATCTATACTTTTAGTTACAAAGTATTTAAACATTACAAATGTAATACCAAAGTATGCTACAGTAAATAACGTTGCTAATACTTTTTGTATAATAGCATCGTCTTTATACATATCTCTTGCAGACTTACGATCTTCTACTTCTTTAGCAAAAGCTTCTTTCTCTGCTTCAAGCATTAATTTTTTAATTGCTAGCTTTGCAGCATCACGTTCTTTATCAGTCGTTATACATTTATCTAGTATACCTTCTGCATTTTCTACGACCTTACCAAAAAGGCCACCTATTAAATTATTTATCATATTTTATTGTTTTCCCATGGAAGATCTTTGCTTCCTTCTGGATAATACTTACCAGTGTTTGGATCCATTATAACTGCTTGACCAGCTATCTCTGTTCTAGGCCAAACTTGCCCTTGATGATAAACTGCATTGTCGTCATAAGTTTCTTCACCAGTTTTCATTTTAGTTATATGCTGCATCTCGTGATTTAGCGTATACTTAAACATTGGATCATTTGGATCCATATCTTCGCTTACAAATATAGATCCGTCCATATTAGCTTCAGCTAGTATATTATTATCTAGCTTTTTTTTATATATAGGAGTGCCAGGTATATCTAAGTCTCCAGACTTAAATTTAAATTTGCTTTTAATGTTACCATTATTAGCTTCAAATTTTTTACCTTTACCTAATTTAAATGCCATTATCTATCTGGATCTTTTATCATATCATCAATAGCTTTATTATAAACTTTATCAGTATATGATTTGTTACTATAGAATTTACTCTTGCTAGAGGTAGGTAAGTCTTCTTCACCCAGTAGTATTCTATATATCCTACTTATTAACTGGCTGCACTTAAATGAAGTTTTATATACGCTATATTTTATCGTCGTGCGATTTCTATGTCTCCAAACTTCTATCCAGCCTTCTTTTCTTAGACGCTCCCATCTCTCTTTATCCCAAGAGTATGTGTAAGTTCCGTCTATAAACTCTTGTCTTGTAAAACGCTTCTTACAGTCTAAATATATTAGTAACTCTAAGTCTGCGTCTTTTAACCTGTAAGTTTTACAGGCCCATTTTCTAACGAGCCTGTAATACTTAAGGATTTGTAATTCACGAATATCGTGACTAGTAAGTCTCAACTATTACGAGTCAATAGTTAAAGTACAACTTAAAATGTCAGGATGAGCAAACACAGAGTTTACATCATCACAAATTGTAATGTGTCCTGAGTTTTTAGTGTTTCTTTTAGCGCCTTCAATAGCTTCTGCTATAGCTTTAAATACTACTAATTCCTTATCAGCTGTAATAGTTAAAGTAATAATATCGCTAGATGCACCGTCAGTACCACCGCTACCGATTGAACTTTCAAATTGCATTTTTAACGCGCCGTCACCAGCTACAGTCATACCATACATTCTTGATGCTGGATAAGCAGCAGCGTCGTCAGCAGCGTCGATAAAAATTAAAATTGGATCAGTCATTTTTAAAAGTTTTAATGATTAATAAATAATTTGTTTGTCGTTTGTGTTTTATGGATTATTGTTTATGGTTTAGGTTTAATATTATGCGTCAGGATCATCAAGTGTTATCGAAAAAACTCTAACAATATGCTTTGAACAACTATTGTTAGGTCCTGCTTTTGCAGCTGTTGCAGAATCACCTAAATTATTTTTATCTAATAGTACCACAAAGTTGTTTGTTGCAGCAGCATTTAAAATAGCTTGTGAAATGTCTTGCATAACCTCTTTTTGTTTATTATCAGAGATTTCTAACACAACTTTATCATTAGTTGTTGTATCTCCTAATGTAGCATCAAATCTTTTTAACAAAGGCTCAAACAGCATTGTTAATCTTCCTTGATCAGTGCCTTCTTTTCTAAAACCTCTAAAGTTTCTCCACGGAACACAATATACTGTGTCTTCCGCATCGTATAAACCATCAATATGTGTTGTAACAAATACTGATACTCCGTCTGTGTTTACCATTTTTTTTATTTTTAAAAATTAATATTTATGTTTTTTGAATTTTGGGTTAAGGATTACGGTTTAGTCTACTAATACAATATCACTTGCTTTGATAACAAAATAAAATTTATCTTTAAATTCTATTCCATGACCAGCGTGCTTGTCATACCAAACAGTATCTTGTTCGATTATTCCTTCAACTAAACTACCAACAGATATTACTTTTCCTTTTAAATATCTAACATCTTTATTAGTGTTTTCTGTCATTATTAAACCTGAAGTATTTTTTTCTTCTTGTTTAATTTTATCTATTATTACAAAGTTATTAACTGCCTTCATTTAATCTAACGTTTGATATTACACAATCAGCAGAAATAATAGTTGAAACTACGCTAACTGCATTTTTAAGTGCAGACTTAGTAACAAGTACAGGATCAATAATACCGGCTTCAATCATATTAACTGGCTTACCTGTTACCACATCTAACCCACAACCTTCTTCTAGCTCTGTGTCAAACTCAATGCCTGCATTATCTAATATAGTTCTATATGGAGACATAATGGCTTTTAGCAATAATTCTTCACCGACTGTGTCGGTCGAAATTTTTTGAGAAGCATTAAGCAGTGCTATACCACCGCCAGGAACAATGCCTTCTTTGAGTGCCGCTTTAGTTGCGTATATAGCGTCCTCAACGCGATCTTTCTTTTCTTTGAGCTCTACTTTTGATCCAGCGCCTACATTTATAATGCCAACACATCCAGACAACATAGCTAAACGATCTTCTAGCTTTTTCTTCATAAAGCCACTTTTTTCTTCAGCAATACGCTTATGTACTTCGTTTATTCTTTCACCAGCTAGTTCATGCATGTCTTCAATAGTAATAACAGTATTGTTATCATCTGTTTCAGCATAATCAGCTTCACCTAAGTCTTCTGGTCTTATAGCATCTAAATCATCACCAAGCTCTTCGTTAAATAATCTAGCACCTGTTAATATAGCTAAATCTTCGCATGTATCTTTTTTAGTAGGACCAAAGCCAGGTAAATCAATAATGTTAACTTTTATATTACCTTTTACTTTATTCATCAACAACGCTGATTTAACCTGCTGTGATACTGGTGCTACTATTAATAAAGCTCTATTTTGTTTTATAACGTATTCTAATACGCTTTGTATTTTTCTTATGTTAGGTATTTCAGAAGTACATATTAATACTAAAGGATTATCGAGCTCTGCTTTTTGCTTATCTGTATTAGTAATAAAATGTGGTGATGTAAGTCCACAGTCAAATTGTATACCGTCAACAGTATCTACATAAGTTTCTTCTGTTTCAGACTCTTCCATTAAAACCACACCATCATTACCTACGGCTGTGTATGCTTCTGATATTATAGATCCAAGTTTATTATCGTTATTACAAGATATGCTAGCTACATGCATTAACGTATTATCGTCAACATCTACTTTTATAGATTCTAAATAATCAATAACTTTGTTTAAGCCAGAGTCTAAACCTTGCTTTAGCTCTCTTATAGTAGCTTTATCCATTGCATTGTAAACATGGTGTAATAAAGCTTCTGCTAAAACGGTAGCAGTTGTTGTACCGTCGCCAGCTTGCTTAACAGTATTTTGAGCAGCTTCTTTAATTAGAGTAGCACCTAAGTTTTCAATAGGATCAAACAAAACTACAGACTGCGCTACTGTAACTCCGTCCTTTGTTATAACAGGTTTGCCACGAGCATCTTCATAGATTACGCATTTTCCTGATGCTCCAAGAGTTGACTTCACTGCTTGCGCTAATTTATT